TTGGAGTTACCATTGATGGAAATGGTGGAGTTATAACTGTAGGTCAAAAAGGCTATATTACCATTCCATACAACGGAACCATTACTAGTTGGCAAATAATGGCCGACCAAACAGGAACTTGCAACATAGATGTAAAAAAATCAACATTTGCAACATTCCCAACTCAATTATCAATCACTGGCTCAGCTCCTATTACCATGTCTGCTGCTCTAAAAGCATCTTCATCTATATTAACAGGATGGACTTCATCCATTTCAGTAGGTGATGTATATGGATTTACTTTAGTTAGCGCATCCTTAATAACAAGATTAAATTTAATTATAAATACAATTAAGTCATGACATATAAAATACTTTCTACAAGACAAATCGATGAGTCTTTATTTACCACTGTTGAATATAACTTTGATGGTACTATTGTTACTACTGAAGTAGCTCATTTCATGCCTAAAACAGAAGAAGAAATAACTCAAAATATTATTAATAGAGCATCTTCTGAAGTAGCTAGAATGGAAGCAGCTACAACTATTGCTACACTAGTTGAAACAATTATTATTGGAGAAGAAAAGCCTATTGAATAATGCCTACTTGGACTGGAAATGGAGCTAATGAATTGTGGAGTACAGTAGGAAACTGGGATACAGCTGTTCCTACAGCAGCTACAACTGCAGTATTTAATAACACTGGAGGAAATAGTAATAAAAATGTTACTATTACTGCAGGAGCTTCCTGTTTATCATTAACTTGTACTGGATATACAGGACAAATGAATTTTGCTAATAACTTAACCGTTGCAACAAACGTTACTTTAGGAGCAGGAATGACAACTAGTGGTTCTGCTAATATTGTAAAAACAGGAACTGGTACTTTAACTTCTAATGGAGTTCAATTAAGTGGTGGAATAACATTACCTACTGGTGCAGGTACAACCCAAACCTTTGGTGATAATTGGCTTATAACTGGAAGCTTTGGAGGAAATGCCGGTGCTACTATTATAGTTGGTGGAGGATTCACAGCAAGTATTGGAGGTAGTTTAACATCACCTGCGGGTCAAACAATTAATACAACTCCACTACTATATTTACTTAGAGGTACAGGAACATTATCTGGATTTTATACAAGTGGAACTGGTGCTTCAACCATACAAATTAGTAGTTCAGGAACTGTAACCCAAGGTGCTACAACATTTTCAGCAGTTAACTTTACTTATGCCGCCGGTTCATATAATTCTACTAATACAATAACTATTCAAACTGGAACCACAACATTTAATAATGTATCTTCACTCTTATTTAATTCATTATTATTTGGACCTGCTGCTGGTCAAGTTATTACTTTAAATTCTAACATGTATGTAAGTGGAGCATTAACGGCTGGAGCCAATACTGGAACCATAAATGGATCTACTTTATATGTAGGAGGGAATATTGCAACAAATGCTGTTGGATTTTTAGGTACATCAACTATAGAGATGAGTGGTTCATCAGCTGCTTCAATTACTACTGCAGGAGTAGGTATTATTCAAAATAATCTTACTATTAACAAAAGCGGAGGAGCAACAGTAACACTACCTACAGCAGGAACAATCACATGGGGTACTACAGGAAGAACTCTTACATATACCGCAGGAAGTATCAATGTTAGTACTTCTACATTTACTATACCGGCAAATATATCTGTTACAATAAATGGAATGCCTTTTTATAATCTAACTCTTCCAGGTCTTGCTACATATACAATAAATTCACCTATTTCTGTTTCAAACAACTTAACACTAGCAGCAACCGGAAACACAACATTCACTGGTTCATCAGGCTGGACTTGTGCAAATCTAATATGTTCAACAGGACCTAGAACACTAACATTAGCCGATAGTTCATCAGGTGCGTCATATAGAACAACTGCAACAGCAAGTTTAATAGGCGCAGCTGCTAATCAAATTACAATGACTTCTAATAATCCAACTATTCAATCAATTTGGACTTTAAATAATGGAGCAGCACAATCATTAGCTTATGTAAATGGTACTAGAATTAATAGTTCTCAAGGAGCAACAGTTTGGTCATTTGGAGGAACATTAACAAGTACATCTAATTGGGGTTCAGGCAGTGCCCCCGCAACTACTGCCTATACATACGTTTGTTAAGATATGGCAGCAAGATATTGGGTAGGAGGAACTGCAAATTGGGACACAACTGCAGGAACTAAATGGGCATTAACTTCTGGTGGAGCGGGTGGTCAAGCCATACCTACATCAGCAGATGATGTATTTTTTGATGCAGCATCAGGAGCTGTTACTGTAAGTGTTTCTGCTGCAGCTAGTTGCTTAACACTTAATTTTACTGGATACACAGGGACATTTACTATAAATAACGGTATTACAACAACAGTATTTGGTACTGCAATCACTCTTGCTTCGGGTATGACCTATGACCAAACTACCACGGGAATACTTAGTACAAGAGGTAATCAAGCAGCTATAACAATAACATTTGCAGGGATAACTATTCCTAATTTAACTATAGGACGAAATACTGCTGGTCAATTACAAACAGTAACAATAAGTGGTACTACTCCTACTATCAAAAACCTGGTGATAACCAACGGGGCTGCAAATGCAGGGGTAATATTAACTGGCCCTGCAATAACCATAACCGCATCTTTAAGTAATACCTTAGGGTCACTCACTAATAGTACTGGACAGATAATATTTTCAGGAGCTTGCACTATATCTTCTTCTGCATCTTCTGCAACTATATCAGGTGGTTTTATTGTAGGTAGCGGAAGCAGTTTGCAAATGACAAGTGATGTTTATTTGCAAACTGGAACAGTAACATTTAGTGGAGGGACTTTAAATGCAGGTGCATTTACATTATTTTGCCCTGGCATAATTACATTTAACACGAGTACGGTTACTTGGTATAATGTAACACTTCAAGCAACTGGTCAAATATATATTTTATCTAGTGTACTAAACATTTCAAATAATCTAACAATTAGTACAACTAGCTCTGGAGTTGGATTCTCTGGAGGTTTTACAATAAATGTAAGTGGTAGTTTATTGCAGCCATCTGGTAGTCCGTTAGGTTTATCTGGTATTTTAAATATGTTAGGCTCAGGACTTATTGATTGCGCTAATATTAGTGGTGGTACTCTTAATATTAATGGTACAGGAACATATACAATTGGTTCAGCTACAAATCCAACATTAACATCAACCGGTTTAACAATAAATCTTGTTGGAACAAGTGTAGCGCAAGTGTATTCTACAACAGCACACACTTTGTCAACAAGTGGAAATTTAACACTATCAACAAACAATACACCAACTGGGGCAAATATTCCAGGTGGAAGTCAGATTATATGGGGAAATATATCTCTTCTTTCTAACCAATCAAATACTATAACTTACAATACAACAGCATTAGGTAATTTAACATCGGCTTCAGCTACATTAAATGGAGTAGGAAGAACTCTTTATGTTGCAGGTAACTTATCTGTTACCACAATAATTGGTGGCACAGCTACTATAGAATTAAATGGAGCAGTCAACAAAACTTGGGGAGCTGGTACATATCAAAATAATATTATAGTTAATAAATCAGGTGGGGCTATCGTAACAACAGCAGCGGGAACCATCACATGGGGACTTGCTAATAGAACATTAACAATGAATAGCCCAGTTAATTTTTTAACTAATACAACCACTTTTACATTATTAGGTACTCCATTAACAATCAATGATACATTTGGTAATCCATTTTTTAATGTAAACATACCTGCATCAGCATTAAATATAAATGGAGGAGTTATGAGAATAAACAGTAACCTAACGCTTACTGGTACTGGTGCTACATTTGCAGGAGCATTTGGTTGGGATTGTAATAACTTAATATGCTCAACCGCAGGAACATTTAATATTACATTACAAGAACTTCTTACATATAGAACTAGATTAGCTGTAAGTATCACAGGAGGACTAGCTACCGCAGCAAGACCAACAATAACTTCATCAACATCAAATCTTGCTATATGGACATTGGACCCAGGAGCTACTCAAACATTAATTTATGTTAATGGAACTAATATTAATAGTTCACTAGGACAAACAGTATGGACATTTGGTGGTACAATATCTGCAGCAACAAAAAATTGGAATGTAGGGACAAGACCTGGAACATCAGCTTATACGTTCGTTAACTAAAAACAAGACTATTTATATAAAACAAAAGTTATGGAAAAAACAACATTTACAGAAGAGGAAATCTCTAAGATCAAACAACTACAAGAAAAGTATCAAGTGTTAGGTATTCAAGTAGTACAATTAACATTGGCTAAAAAAAGCGCTCAAGAATACCTACAATCCTTAGAAGATCAAAACAATCAATTAACTAATCAAATTGTTGAAGTTAATATTGAAGAGAAAGAATTTGCAAAAACTCTAAGTGATAAGTATGGAATAGGCTCGCTTGATTTAGAATCAGGAGTATTTACATCCAATACATAAAAAAATTTAGCGTTTTGAACGCATCCATAGATATTTATTATCAAAATAAAACATACACAATATGGCTGAAAGATTAGTATCACCTGGAGTCTTTACGAACGAGAAAGACTTATCATTTTTACCAGCTGGTATTGCAAACATAGGAGCAGCAATTGTTGGACCAACTTCAAAAGGTCCTGCTTTTGTACCTACGATTGTAAACAGCTTCGACGATTTCACCGCACGATTTGGTGGATTAAGTGAAGAAACATACGTACCATATACAGTAAAAGCATACTTGCAAAATGCAGGCTCTGTGACAATTGTCCGAGTATTGCAAATTAAAGGATATGCTGCTGGGTTTGCTCAAATCATTCACTCATCATCTTTAGGATATAAGGTAGTTGGTGCAATTTTACCAAGTGCTAAAAACAACTCAAGTGATGGTTTTAATTTATGGACAACACCAACGGTAACTATTTCTGCAACGGGATCATTTGCATTAACTCTATCTGGAAGTGGAGTAACAACTCAAACTATTTCAGGATCAACCTTAGGTACAAGTAATATCTCTTTAGATAAAGTACTTACAACCTCAGTTAAATCAACTAAGAATGGCTATTTGTATGTTTACTTTAAAGAATTCCTAGATTCGACCATTGGTGTATCCGGATCAATTACAATCGCAGGAGTCGGAAATTACCTACATAACCTATCTGGTTCAGTATATGGTACTTATGCACCAGCATCTACACCATGGGTAACATCACAAAATATAGCAGGACAGAGTCCAACACCTTTATTTAGATTCACAACAACAGGCGATGGAACAGATACAAATACAGCTTATAAAATTAGCATTATTAACAACACACTACCAGGAGACAATCCTGCAAGTGCTTATGGCTCTTTTACTATTGTCATAAGAGCATATTCTGATACAGATCAAAAACCAGTAGTACTTGAATCATACTCAAACTGCTCATTGGATCCAGATTCTTCTGACTATATTGCAAGAAAAATTGGTAATAAATATTATGAAGTAGATCCAACTTCTGGTGAAATTTCACAAAAAGGAGATTACAATAATGTATCTAAGTATGTTTACGTAGAAGTAGATTCAGATGTTGCAGCTAAAGGTATTGTACCAAGCTTAAAACCATTTGGCTTCCAAGGAATGTCACAAACAATTGCTGGACAGTATGCACTTCCAACTGCATCTTTTATTATATCAAATCCAACAATTAATAGTTTATATAATAAAAAGGTCTACTATGGTTGGAACTTTGCATCAGTAGATAATGCAAACTATGCAAAACCAATTCCATCTGGATCAACTGTAATAGCTAATTCAAACTTCAACTTAGACAATTCATTTGTTCACCCAAGTGCATCTAAAACAGATAGTAACTCAACCTTTACTGGTGGTGCTAGTATTTCTGGATCAACTTTTAAAGGATTAGATGTTCAAAACATACTTAAATTCTCTGTACCATTTCAAGGTGGATTTGATGGAATGGATCCAGCACTACCTAAGAAAGTTGGAAGTGCAATTTTATCTACTAATATATTTGGATTTGACTGCTCAGTACAAGGAACAGCTGGTTCTGATGCATACGTAAAGGCACTTAATGCACTAGGTAATGGTGATCAATACGACATTAACTTACTTGTAGTACCAGGACCAACAATCAAAGATCATCCAGTAGTAATCAATAACGCAATTGAAGTTGCTGAAGATAGAGGTGATACATTCGTAATTGCAGATCCAGTTAAACAAGGTCAATCCTTAGGAGCAGCAGTACAAGCAATATCTGATTCATCAATTGATAGTAGTTATGTTGCAACATACTGGCCGTGGGTGAAAATACTCGATACTGATAAAAACAAACCTATCTGGGTACCACCATCCGTAGTAATTCCAGGAGTACTTGCTTACAATGATACAGTTGCTTATGAGTGGTTTGCACCAGCTGGCTTAAACAGAGGTGGAATTACATCCGCTATTGATATTGAAACAAAATTAAGCTTCACACAGAGAGATAATCTATACGAAAATAGAATTAATCCAATCGCAACATTCCCAAATCAAGGAATCTGTGTATGGGGTCAAAAAACACTACAAGCTAAGCCATCTGCATTAGATCGCATCAATGTACGTAGATTGTTAATTGCTCTTAAGAAGTTTATTGCAAGTTCATCTCGCTACTTAGTATTTGAAAACAATACAACTCAAACAAGACAGAAATTCATCAATATTGTTAATCCTTACTTAACAACTGTACAACAAAGACAAGGTCTTTATGCTTTCAGAGTAGTAATGGATGAAACAAACAATACACCTGATGTAATCGATCGTAACATTCTATATGGTCAGATATTCATCCAACCTGCAAAAGCAGCTGAATTTATCGTAATCGACTTTAATATCTTACCTACTGGAGCAACTTTTGATAACGCATAATATATATAAGAAACTTACATACACATGGCAACTCTAATTCCACAAACAGATTCAATGTTCACACCGTTTGAACCTAAAGTACAAAATAGGTTCATTCTACGTGACTCGGGAGGTATTCCGGCATACATCGTCAAAAAGATAAACAGACCTACAATGGAGTGTGGTGAGGTAGTATTGAATCATATCAACGTACAACAGAAGTTTAAGGGCATCTGTAAGTGGGGTGATATTACAATGACTCTCTACGATCCAATTGTACAATCGGGAGCTCAGAAAGTAATGGAGTGGGTTCGTACAGCACACGAATCCGTAACTGGTCGTGATGGATATGCACAATTCTACAAGCATAACTTAACTATAGACGTTCTTGGTCCAGTAGGTGATGAAGTAGAAAGATGGACCTTATGGGGTGCATTTATCAAAACATCTAACTTTGGTGATATGGATTGGGCAACAGAAGGTCAAATTGAGATCCAACTTACCATAGCAATCGATTACGCAGTACTAGAATACTAATATTGAAAATAACCTGAAGAAAGCCAGTCTCGAAAGAGCTGGTTTTCTTTTTTACCTATATTTATAAGAAAGTTATATAAACATGGCAAAAGTATCACAAGTTTCAGACGACCAGCTAAAGGCTATGGTTACTGGCAATTATTCAGGTGTAATGAAAGAATCTACACCAGACACTCCAACAGAAGTTATTGACCTACCATCTCAAGGGTATTTCTACCCAGAAGGACATCCACTTGCATCAGGCAAGATTGAAATGAGGTATATGACCGCTAGAGAAGAGGATATCCTCACATCACAAAACCTTATTAGACAAGGGGTAGTTATTGATAAACTACTTCAAGCTTTAATTGTTGATAAATTTAACTATAACGAACTTCTTATTGCGGATAAAAATGCACTAATGATAGCAGCTAGGGTATTAGGATATGGTAAGGACTATGAAGTAGAGGTAGCTTGTCCAGCATGTGGTGAAAAGTCTAAGCACGTAGCAGATCTAACTCAATTTGAGTCTAAAGATATCGACTATAGTAAGTTTACAAAAGGTCAAAACACCTTCACATTTACACTTCCAGCATCTAAAAAGACTTTAACACTAAAGTTTCTAACTCATGCAGATGAAAAGGCAGTAGATGAGGAGTTAAAAGGATTGAAAAAACTCAATGCATTAACTGGAGTTGATAGTGAATTAACTACTAGATTGAAGAAGACAGTAGTTGCAATAGATGGTGAGGAAGATAGAATGACTATTAGTAATGCAGTAAAAGGCATGCTAGCTGTAGACTCTCTTGCACTACGTAAGTTTTTAAAAGAAATTACTCCGGAGATAGACACAACTTTTAGTTTTGTATGTCCTCATTGTGGTCACGAAAATGAGAAGATCCAGGTGCCGATCGACGTGTCCTTTTTTTGGCCTGGGGTCTGATTATCGACCCCATCTGTTCGACCAGATCTTTGATCTGATGTATTACGGAAAAATGGGCTTTACTTACAGTGAGCTTTATAATTTACCAGTCTGGCTAAGAAGATACTACTATCTGAAACTAGCTGATGTAAAGACGAAAGAGCGAAAAGCCGAAGAAGATGCATATAGTAAGGCATCGAAAAAATAAATCAACTGATACATAGCTTATTATATAGTAGGGTATGTATCAGTGTGTTTAATTGTTGTTGAAAGTTGTTTTTTCCAATAAAAGGTCTGATATTTACCTATAACAATTTAACACAACAGCTATGAAATTCTTAGACAATCTTGCCAACGCTCTTGCATTCGTCCTTCAAGTTATTATTGTAGGTTTAGTACTTGCTTATTTAAGACACTCAGTCCGTTGGTTATACTACCCATTAAAATGGATTGTAACTATAATCATGTCTTTTATGTTAGGTGCTCTTGGCTTAGCTGCATTTAAGCTTATTACCGACTTATTATTTGGCACAGGCGCCGCGTGTGATGGATTTAGTAATCTTATGAATTTTATGGGATCACAGAATCACTTTGTAGAGTCAGCAACATACTTCATAGTAACCCTATTAGTAGTTGGCTCTTTTGTAGGCAGCTATGTTGATACTGTAATATACTATATTGAATTATCATTATTCAGTGGACCAGTAATGAGATATGATCCAGTACTGAAAGACACAGTTACTACAACTTCACAAGTTTGGAATCCAAACGTAGCACAGAGTTTATTGTGGAATTTATATGGATTTGGTATAATTATATTTTTATGGTTTAGATTAGCTACAAGGTAGTATATATTGTGGTATCATGCAAAAAATAAAGGAGTTTTAACGAACTCCTTTTTTTGTGTATATTTATATGCATATAAAAGTGTAAATGGCTGCAACACCAACACCACCACCGTTTGATTTTGATAATTTTGCAAAACAGCTAACTTTAGTTATAGCTACTGCTTTAAATAAAGGATTGCAGAACGCAAACCCCTCATCATTTGGTAAAAAAGTACAAGACTCAATGAGTGACATTGACATGAACTTTTTCAAAGGAAGTATACAAACTTTAGATCAAATTCGAAAAAAGAGAGCTGAGATTGAGAAACAAATAGCTGCAGGTGGCGCCAACGCACTAAAACTAGCAGAAGAGTTGCAACAAGTAGAGGCATTAGCGGCCGCTAGTAAAATAAAAGGCCTTCGGGACGCAAAAGGCCAGTATACAAGTATGGCAAAACTTATGGCTTCTACAGACGAAAGAAATCATAAGATAGCCCAAGATGTTATAGCTGCCAAAAAAGCTGAATTCACAGCTGAACAAAAAGCTCTTGACGTAGCATTCACGCGATCAAGCCTGCAAGAAAAGTATAATCAAAATACGGATCAATTAAAAGGAAAGCTAGATAAGATTAAAGCTATAATGACTGATCCAGCACTAAGGAAGACAGTTATAGCAACCGAAGGTATTAACTTACTTATTAAAGGAATTAAGGGACTTGGGGATCAGTATAAAAAATTCCGTGACGAAGGTCAAACAGGAACACAAGCTCTAGATTCTACATTCAAATCTCTAACAATAAGCTCAGTATTATTTGGTACAAAGACAGGTGATGCCTTAAAAGTCACACAAAACGCAGTAGGTGATCTAAACGCTGTTTCAAAAGATACAGCAGATAAGATGGGTATGCTAGCGTTAATTACTGGAGCTAGTGCTGAATCTGTTGGAAAGCTTCAAGCAAATCTACAACAAATTCCAGGTCAAACAGAAGCTTCTGCTGCTCAGACTTCGAAGTTTGCTGCTAACCTCGCAAGAGCTGCTAATGTAGCCCCAGGCAAGGTATTAGACACAATGGCTAATAGTAGTGAGGAAATAGCAAAGTTCTCAGCTGATGGAGGTCAAAATTTTGCAAGAGCCGCAGTTGGCGCACAAAAAATGGGTATTGAGGTAAGTAAGATTGCACAGGCAGCTGAAGGATTACTTAATTTTGAGGATTCTATTAACAAACAGATGGATGCTTCAGTATT